TTGCTGGTGTATTTGGGGGTAGCCTGTTTAGTGCTATGCACGGTAGCCTTGTCACGTCTTCTCTTGTTAGGGAGACGACTGAGGACATGTCTCAAAACTATGGCTATAAGTTTGGACAAGAAGAAGAAACTTACAACATCGTAGCAGCACATGGCTACTTCGGACGCCTCATCTTCCAATACGCGAGTTTTAACAACAGCAGAAGTCTGCACTTTTTTCTGGCTGCTTGGCCTGTTGTTGGTATCTGGTTCGCTGCTCTTGGCGTGTCTACGATGGCTTTTAATCTTAACGGCTTTAATTTTAACCAGTCCCTTCTTGATAGCCAGGGACGTGTGGTTCGTACTTGGGCCGATATCCTTAACCAAGCGAACCTGGGATTTGAAGTCATGCACGAGCGCAACGCTCACAACTTCCCTCTGGACCTTGCTTCTGTTGAGGCAACTCCGGTGGCTCTTTCCGCCCCAACCGTAGGTTAATTATGGACGACAAAGCTAAAAAACGCAGCGATGCTGCTATCAGTTTTCTCCAAGGATTTATTGGACGAAAGGAAAATAAAGCTCCTGTAGCAAAGGCTGTTCGCCGTGCACAAGCAACGGAGGAAGCCATCAAAAAACTGCGGGGTAAATAATTAACAATGCCGCGTCCGTTCATCCCCACTGTGGGACGCATGTCACCTAATCATGGAACGGGGGTTAGGTACTTTCATCTAGTACAATGACTCAAGTCGAATTGGATGCCCGTGTTCGGGAGCAACAAGCAGCACAGAAAGCTGCCAAGCTTAAGTATCGCGGCATTGCTTACAAATCACACGCTACTAAATTTTGATGTTTAATCACTTCGGTCCTCCTGCCACACCGGTAGGACGACCTAAACCTAAACCTCCTAAGAAGTAGGTGGTGGGAGTCAGGCACCTCAGAGTCGGACCTGGCTCCTCTTGGCGTTGGCCCTTACGAGGACACCCTTCGCCGTCTAGACGGTGGGAAAGACCACAATAAAAACTGAAAAAATTTTCCAAACGTTTGGGAGCAAGTACTTTAACTTTACTCCTTTTTGAACAATGGCTTATCCTGGTTCGCTGGATCACCAGTCCAGCACTAACCCTGCACAACAGACTATTCTGGGTGCAGACAATTTCGGGTCTGACGCCCGTGCCCTTTACCTCAAGCTGTTTAGCGGCGAGATGTTCAAGGGTTTCCAAAACAATACGATCGCTCGTGATCTTGTCATGAAGCGTACCCTGAAGAACGGCAAGTCTCTTCAGTTCATCTTCACCGGTCGTACGACTGCTGAGTATCATACCCCCGGCAACAGCATTCTGGGTAACGACCTGGGTGCACCTCCGGTGGCTGAGAAGACCATCACCTGTGATGACCTTCTGATCAGCTCGGCTTTCGTCTACGAATTAGACGAAGTTCTGAGTCATTACGACTTGAGGAGCGAGATCTCCCGTAAGATTGGTTATGCTCTGGCTGAGAAGTATGACCGTCTGATCTTCCGTGCTGTCACCCGTGGCGCACGTAAGGCTAGCCCTGTGAACGCTACCAGCTTTGTTGAGCCTGGTGGTACTCAGATCCGTGTTGGTACTACTGCCAACGCTTCTGATGCTTACAGCTCGACTGCTCTGGTTAACGCATTCTATGACGCTGCTGCTGCTCTTGACGAGAAGGGCGTGTCTCAGGACGGTCGCGTGGCTGTGCTCAACCCCCGTCAGTACTACGCTTTGATCCAAGAGGTTGACAGCAATGCACTGATCAACCGTGACGTGCGCGGTGATGCTCTGCAGTCCGGTAAGGGCATCATGAGCATTGCTGGTATCGAAATCTACAAGTCGATGAACATTCCGTTCTTCGGTAGCTACGGTACTAAGTACGGCACTGGCTCTGCTACCAACCCTGGTGTGACCGATCCTGGTAACACTGGCGATTTCGTTGGCGTTCAAATGGAAGACGCTCAGTCCTCCGACACCGGTATCGTGTCTCCTAACGACTACGGTGCTGGCGGTGCTGACGCTGACAGCGAGTTCGCTAACAGCTGCGGTCTGATCTTCCAGCGCGAAGCTGCTGGTTGTGTTGAAGCTATTGGTCCTCAGGTCCAAGTGACCAGTGGCGATGCTTCCATCATCTACCAAGGTGATGTGATCGTTGGTCGCATGGCAATGGGCGCTGACTACCTGAACCCTGCTGCAGCCGTTGAGCTGTTTGCTGGTACCGGTACTGCACCTGCTGCATTCTGATACAATTTAATTGTTCAACGGGAGCTCCTTCGGGGGCTCCTTTTTTTTATTTTTAATTATGCCTGCCACTTATGCTGCGTCCACAGAACTGGATGCTGTAAATCAAATACTTAGCTCTGTGGGACAGGCTCCTGTCACCACACTTGATCTTCAGAACCCTGAAGTAGCTATTGTGCTCACTACTCTTCGTGAAGTGAATACACAAGTACAAGCTGAAGGATGGCACTTTAACGTAGAACACCACTACACATTTTCACCCGATTCAGAAACCAAAGAGATTCAGTATCCTGTTAACGTTCTTCAACTAGACACTCATAGGGATACCCACCGCGATACCTACAATCCTATTCGTAGGAACGGTAAGTTTTACGATAAACGTCTTCACACCTATCAATGGGATGAAGATATTGTAGCTGACGTTACTTGGTTGTTTGAATTTGACGACGTTCCCCCTGCTATTCAACTTTATATTACCGCTCGTGCTGCACGTCTAGCCGCTAATAAAATGGTGGGAGACCCTAACCTGTCTCAACTGCTGCAAGAACAAGAGCTTCAAACCCGTGCTGCTGCTATTGAGTATGACTGTAATCAAGGTGATTATAGCATCTTTGGTTGGCGTGACGGAGAGAACTATTACAATAACTTCCAACCGTACCACGCATTGATCAGATGAGCACACTGACCCAAAGGATTCCAACCCTTCTGCTTGGCATTTCTCAACAACCCGACAACCTTAAATTTCCTGGTCAGGTGGTAGACGCTAACAACGTCTTCCCTGACTACGCCTTGGGAATGCTGAAGCGACCTGGCGGTAAGTTTGTAGCTAGTCTTAAAGACGCTGTAACTTCCGGCAAGTGGTTTCCAATTCTTAGGGACGAAGATGAAAAGTATGTCGCTCAATATGATGGATCTACTTTTCGTGTGTGGAGTCTGATAGATGGCAGTCCACGTGCTGTAGACATGGGCACTAATACTGGTGTTCCTGGTACGTGTGTCTTTGCAGATCTCCGAGATGAGCTGAATGATTTTAACGCTGCAGTTGATGTAACTGAAGCTGAACTAGAAGATCTTAATGAGTTTGGTGCAGCTTATGCTGAAGTATCTGACGGACAGACTGGGGTAGTAACTACTCTATTTAATGTCACTACTAACTATGACACTAACTACGAACAAACTTTAGTTTCAGGTGTTCTGTATGACGGAATTAGATACCGTCTGTTGAACAACAGTACAGTTATTAAAGAGTACTCTACTTCAACGTTTACGTTTACTGGTACTTACACTCGATCTGGTTCTACTGTTACTGTAACTAGTACTGATCACGGTTTTTCAACTGGACATTACATTAAGTTTGATTTTACTTCTGGGGATGCCTTTGACGGTATCTTTAGGATTACTGTTACTGATGACGATACGTTTACCTTTACTCATTTAGAGAGTGGTACAACCAGCGGTAACGTTACTATTACTGACATCTACAGTCTTGGTACTGAGCGTACAGATGACTACCCGTATCTCAAACGTACTGGTGTTAAACTGTATGAACTAGTTTCTACAGCTGCATCTGCTAATACTACCTCGGATCTTAGCACTGCTGACAGCAACTTGACTACGGCTTTGGCTGATTACAACCAAGCTGTTACCGATCAAGATGCTGCTGAGGTACTTTACAACGCTGAACGAGATGATTGCGTTATTGCAACTGTACCACCTAATGCGTATCTCAGTGGTGCTACTGCTGATGACCTAGAGATTCTAACCATTAATGATTATACCTTTATCTTAAATAAGGCAAAGGTAACAGCAATGAAGACAGCTACAAGCGCAGCGTTACCTAACCAAGCGTTTGTTGTGATTAGTATTGTTGCTTATCACGCTGAATATATTGTCAATATTAATGGTACTAATTATACCTATCAAACTCCAAAAGATACTTCTTCCGGTAACGTAGATACAGGTATCATTGTATCTAATCTTGTTTCTACTATTAACGCTGCAACTGGTACGCACGGTGTAACTGCATCAGCTGCTGGTCCTGGTATCTACTTAAGTGGTACTAGTGCTTTTGAGGTGTCTACCTCTGGTTCTGGTGCTGAAGAAGGTATCTATGTTTTCCAAAATGAAATCAATGTCAGTGGTCGCCTGCCTAACCAATGTCGTGATGGTTATGTAGTCAAAGTCTACAACAGTGATATTGTAGATGCTGATGACATGTGGGTTGAGTTCCAAACTCAAGATGGGGCTACTTCAGGTCCTGGTGTTTGGGTTGAAACTGTAGCACCTGAAATTGAGTTTGAACTTGATGAGCTAACAATGCCTCATCAGCTAATCCGTAATGCCGATGGAACATTTACTTATGGTCCTATCGATTGGACTGACCGACTTGTTGGTGATGACACGACTAACCCAATTCCTAGCTTTATTGGGCAAACTTTAAACAACCTATTCTTCTATCGTAATAGGTTAGGATTCTTGTCTAATGAAAACATTACTTTTAGTAAAGCTGGTGACTACTTTAATTTCTTCGCTGGTTCTGCTCAGTTAGTATCAGCAGACGATCCTATTGATATTACTGCTACTTCACAGACCCCTGTTAATCTAGCTTATGTTCAGACTGTTGCTGTTGGTCTGGTGTTGTTTGGACAAAACGAACAGTTCTTGATTTCTACGGATGCAGACGTTCTAAGTCCTACAACTGCTAAGATTAATACGCTTAG